CCGTAATTATAGTCGTTTAGTAGGTGGTCGTTAGTGACTAATCTTCTGTTGTAATACCGCTATAGCGTCTTCAACATTCAAATAACCAACTTCTTTATCTATCCACTCAGTTCTGGAGAACTCTGTCTGTGCGGGTAGCTTTCGTGTGTGCCATTTAAAATCATATTCATCTTCTTCTTCCATAATGATAGGGTCAAATAAATAAATCTTATGTCCTGCTTTGTATGGCATACTAACTGCATACATAAAAGACAAATCATTTTCTAAAGCATACTCCTTGTTCCAATCATACTTCATCTTTTCTAATATGGTATCATCATAATGTTTATTACGACATTTAATTTCTAACATAATTCCATTTTTAGTATCAAAGGCATCATACCTAGAAAATTTATCATCCATAGCAACAAAGTTATAGTTTTCATTTGTATTAAGCAATTCTATTAATTTCTTTTCGTTCATCATTTCCACTCTCCTTTATGACCTGCACCTTTGTTGTGTCCTCCACCCGAGGTTCTAAACATAGGAGTGCTTATAATATGTTTGCTCTCTCCGCTACACGCAGGACAATCTATAGGGTCTTCCCTCTCTTTCATTTTACGCATTTCGGTAAACTCTAATTTACAATCTTTACATTGATATTCATATATCATTTGTTCCAATCCTTACGCCATAAATTGCGTGGTTTAGATTTTGTTAAATGTTTAACTTTTTCAATAGCGGAAGTCCCATCCTTTCGAATGAGACCCCGAGTTTTGTTTTGTTTAGTCTTTGAGTTCATTAACAATATCTTTGTCGAGTAACCTCCAAATAATAATTGCCGCAATAAGACCAGCTAATCCTGCATTGCCAAGTGTCCATACTATATCAAGTATAGAACCAATAACATTACCAGTTAAAAAAGCTACCTTCTGACCAAAGATAATTTGCATTATAATTGACAGACTAATTAACTTAATGCCAACGTCAATTGCACCATCAGCACCATTCTTTATTTTTTGTAACATATTTTACTCCCTTATTATATGTAAAACACAGGCTATACAAGCCACCCTTTTCTTAGGGCATCTAACCACATAACAACGTAGATTAAACAACCCGCAGAAATCATTGATGATATAAACGCAAGGTATATCACCGCTCTTTTAAGTAATCTTTTCATATTATTCTCCTAACTTTATTATTAGAATTTGAAATGCTAGAATAAGTATTATTGTTTCTATCATTCTACATCTCTTTCTTCTTCAACCAAGTCTACTAACTCACAAATACTTCCAGTACAAGCAAGTGTTTTATTACCAACTGTTTGGTCTGTTAATTCATATTCACTAATCAAATCCCAATCTACTGACTCAGGCATTTTGCTTAGTAACTCTTCATATACAGTTGAATCACATTCTTCATATGGTGCTTGTTGGTAAGTATGGTCTGAGTGTGGTAAAAAAGAGACACCACTCATTTCATCAAAGTGTTTATATACCCACGCACCTACATCCATCCATTCGTGTTCTCTTACACTAATGGTTACACTAGGTTTATGCTCACAATAATATCTTTGATAAGTAAGCCATAACTCCAATTGCTTAATAGCACTTCTGTCATTTCTAAGTACAGCACCATCAGGGGCTTTTGTAGGAAATGCAAATACTTTTACGCTATTAGGTTTCATTACATCATCTTCACACGGTATGCCTTGGTCTTCCATAAGCCTAGCAATTGGGTCTTTTTGGTCTGCCCTTACTCTGCGTATGTAATACTGGCTATGTCGAGTATGTATACCACTAGCACTATCAACTAGCTGACTTACTGTACCACTAGGTTTAATAGCAGTAGTAGCAGTAGCTTGGCTAATTCCTAACATCTCTGACCATTCTTTATTTACTTTTACTGATTCCTTTTTTAAATCACCAAGAAAGTCAGGTAGAGATTTTTTACCGTACCATCCTCTATCTGTTTCACTATTGCTCATAAAAGCATTATCCATAATACCAGTAAGAGATACACCAAGTAACGCCTCTTCTTCTGTATTGTGTACCCATTTAGGACGTAAACGTTTAATGTTTGTTAGTGATGCTTGGAACGTACCAAGAATACTAGCTAACCTTACTTTGCGAAGTATATCTTTCTGTGTGTCTTCTGCTCTAACAACAACTTCAGTTAGGTTACAGAACTGACCATCTCTTAATATAATTTCACTACAAGGATTACAACCAAACTCGTGATTAGGGTCACGCCTACCTATTGACTCTACTAATTTAACTGCCGCTTCTCTGTTAAAGATACCACGCTCACCTGACTTAGACTCATATAAAGATGTCCATTCTTTCATAAAAATACCTATGTCTGGTTTCTCTGTGTAGCATACACTATTATTACTTAAAGCCATCTCAGGTGTGTCTGACCACCATTGACCTGATTTAGCACCACGCATACGCTCATCAGTTAGGTTAGATAAAGATATAAGTGCTGACCTACGCACACCCCCTACTACAACTACTTCTGCAATCTTACACATCATTCTATGACATTCGTAGCTAGTAAGTTTACGACCAATAGCATCTTTAAATATGTTGGTAGTAAAATTAAATAAATCAATTAAAGGTTCAGGACCACTAGCACGACCACCAAAGGTAGCTAATCTTGCACCTTTAGGTCTAACATTAGAAAAATCCCACTTAGGCATTTCACCATCATACAAGTATGTAATTAATTTACGAAACGCAGACTGCCACCCTTCTTTAGAATCCTGTACAACAATAGTATCATCTACATCTATCATTTCTTCAGGTACTTCAGGTAGTTTATTAACAAACTGTCGTTCAACACTAAAGCCTACGCCTGTACCGTGCATTAAGACAAACAAACATTCATCAAATGCTTTAGGATGGTCTACGCTTAAATAAGCACAGTTGTACCCTGCTATGTGGTTCTTAGCTAAGGCAGGACCTGCAGTCATCAATGCTCTCATACTAGGCATAACCTCAAGGTTAAGAACTGCTTCTTCCAGTATCTTCCTAGTCTTAGGTACTAATTCTTGGTTAGTGTTTTCTTTTAAGTGTCCTTCCATAAAATCAAAGTAACGTGCTACTGTTTCTTTCCAAGTCTCTCTACGTTTCTTTTCAGGTAGCCAACGAGCATATCTGCTTAGTGCTATAAAGTTTTGGTAATCGTTTGGTAATGTGTTCATTCGTCCTCCATTGGGTCTATTTCAATATTGACCATCTTGTCGCCATTGTCATCTAAATAAGTATTGTAATGTAATCTTCCGTTTCTGTGCATAAGAATAGCATCTGTTATTCCTTTATCATAACATTTAACTCCGTGTCTCCATATAAGCCAAGCACCTAATATTAAAAATATCAGCATAAGAACTATAAAATTTTCAGTAGGTATCGTCATCAACATCATCAAACTCCTCTCGTTTATCTATTAATTTATCTTCAAACTCGTGCAATATATCTTCTGTTGTTATATCAAGCACCTCACAAAGAGTACAAGGGTCTATTGCTTCTTGAACTATTCGTTCTTTTAATTCATTCAGCGTCAGAGCCATATTGTCCTCCTTCGTGTTCTATAAGTTTATCTAAGAACCACCTAGCTTTTTTTAAATCTTCTATACCGTTTTTATAACGCCACCTAAATATATATTTACAAACACTAGCAGTAAGATAATCAAAATCTTGGTCTAGAATAAAGTCAATACATTCTATATTGCCTCTTTTGTAATGGTTAGGATTTATGTTATCTTCGTCCATTCTTTTAATTCCTTGATTTGTTTAGTTGAAAAAATAGTAATATTATTTTTATCACACCATTGAGTGTAAGTAATTTTATTACCTTTAGCTACTTTGGAATTAGGGCGAGGCATTAAAAATATTAATTCTTTACCTTCAAATCGCATCTGTTCGGCAATAGATTTATACTTTTGTCTGTCCCCGCTCCTAAAGAACCCTTTAACTTCTATGTGATACTTGCCTTTTACAAAATCAGGCGTATAGTTTTTACGAATAGTATAGGCTATCCGACAGGGTTCATATTTCCATTCCTTACCTAATGCTAAGGAACATTCTTTCTCTAGCTTACTCCGAAATTTTATTGCCATCAGCATCAACCTCCAACACCGAAGGAATAAATTTAACTTCTGTTAGGTAACGTGGACCTGTAGAATAAATAAACGTTCTAAGGTCTTTGCCCCAACACTCGTGCTTGTAAGCACAATAACTACAACCTACTGCAAGTTTCATATTTCCTGACTTGCCATCAGCTACAGTTTCATAACATCTTTCAGGTGGTGTCTCAGCTTTAACTACTTTCTTTATGTTTTTAATTCTTTCCTTTATAGAGAAAAAGTTTAACTTAGACCAGTACCATTGAGACTCATCAGCCATATCATACTTTAAGTATGTTAAATGTCCGTTAGTTTTATCCATAACTAACCAACCTACATCTGTAGTCTTTTCAGACTCAGCATAGCCTTTGATTTGGTCTACATATCCAAAAGGGTCATCATTAATTAATGAACCATCTTTGAATTTCTTAAAGCCATAAGGTGACGCTGACTTAACATCTGTCAATACACCGTCAATCTTACAGTCCATAGAACCTTTGATACCATCTACTTCAGCTTGTTTCTGTTCGTCTGTAACAGAGTGACCAGAGAGCTTCGTAAGTGCCAGTACCATTTCTTCAATCAAGTGACCGTAAAGAAATTTAATTCTAGTGTGGGGCATAAGCTCCTCACCTTTATAGCCATTATAAGAATACCACAACTGTCTATCTTTCTTACCTATATTAGACATACGAAGTTTACGTCTATCAAACTTACTCTCTGTGATATTGTTACGCATCATTTCTTTACACTTCTCACCAAATGATTCAATTATTTCTTCGACATCTACACCTTCAGGAATTTCCTTGGTGTCAATCATATGATATATGTCGCTAACTACTGTATCTGTACTTTTCATTACTCATAACCTCCGAATTTTTCTCTTAAGTCTAACATATATTGTAAGACTTGTGATTGTTTTAAAGTTAAATC